TTTCCATGGTGGGTTGTCGGGGCTGGCATTGATGATGTGGCCCGGAGTTTGTTTTATGCTGTGACCGTTATCGTTATATTCCTTACTGGATGGGGTGTTGGTATTGTTTTCTTTTTAGGTATAAAACAAAAAAACAATATACAGAATTTGAGTTTTATCAGACTTTTTCTGGCAATATTGCTGCTTTTTATTCCACCTGTTCTGGAATTTTCGGTCATTCATCAGTACGTTGAGCCAGATGTGCTGATTTTTTGTGTTATTGCTTCCTTTACAATTACGCTTTTTGTCAGGTCGGGAAGAAAACTTATTTCAGTCAAATGCTTTTCGGAAGTATCTTTTATTCGCCATCACCGAATTGAGTTCATGATGGCTGGATTCATGATTTATTTCTGGACATTTTCTCTTATTGCCGGTTGGTACAAACCCCAGTTTAAGAGGGAATATCAGTCGATCCACTATGATAATGTCTGGTATTACGTTCTTGCACGCTATGATGATCGTCTTGTGTTATCAAAATCGTACAGAAGTGGGAGTACGAAATTCGTTATACTTAATAGCGGACATATTGATGATTTTGAAATTAACATTGTCAGGGTGCGTTAAAATCACCTGAGTAACAAAGAATTTTTACTACCCGTCATTGAGCGGTTTTTTTATGCCCGAAAAGTGGTGCGGTACATTAAACGCGCTGGTGGTTATTAATACCGGTCTTTCAGCTTGCTGGCTTTTTCGACAAGAGTTATTGGTGTGTCACGTTAACCGGGGAACTGGAAAAGCCACACCACCAGCTGGTCAGCACATATAGTGAACTGAACCGGCAATATGCCAACCTGCTGGATGAGTACAAATCTCTGCGGCGTTATTTTTCTGTATCGGCTGCTGTTCCGTATACGGATGTCTGGATGCATAAGCCTGTACAGTATTACCCCGGCAAACATCCCTGTGAAAAACCGGCGGAGATGTTGCGTCAGATAATTACCTCCAGCAGTCGTCCGGGGGATTTGGTTGCCGACTTTTTCATGGGGTCAGGCTCCACAATAAAAGCAGTACTGGCAATGGGGCGCATGGCGTTAGACGTTGAACTTGAGTCTGAACGTTTTGAACATACTGCGGGTGAAATAGTTACGTTGGCAGATAATTAAATTACTGCACAATAAGCTAATGAACTGGTGTTAACTTCCTGTATTATTGGGCTCCTCCAAGGGAACGGTGCATTACATTTCAGATGTATTTCATCTCACATCCGAGGAAGCAATGCCGACTTAGCTCAGCAGGCAGAGCAACTGACTTGTAATCAGTAGGTCACCAGTTCGATTCCGGTAGTCGGCACCATATGCGGGTATTGTATAATGGATATTACCTCAGCCTTCCAAGCTGATGATGCGGGTTCGATTCCCGCTACCCGCTCCAGCATTTGATAAAAGGCCGTATTGCAGCACTGGCGTATTTTTATTACGTGAGGACAGATCGTTGTTAAGAGACTCTCTGTTTTCGGGCTATGTTTGGAGGCCAGGTTAGCCTCAGTGCTGATTTTTTACAATACCGGAATGGCGCATTATTGGTTGGGTTATGTAGTGAGCCCTCTGGCGGGTACCGATAGTGCGCCATTCCGATGTTGTAAACATCACTTAGAGTAAGTTATAGAACCATTTGCTACTAAGTAAAAACTGAAACCTGGGAATCCATCTTTGCCGCCACACCTGGCGGCTTTTTTATTCTGTTTTTTCATGGCTCGCTACGGCGGCCTTTTTCATGTATACCCTGGCGGTTATTATGATTGCTTGTTTATTTGTTCATAAGAGGATTGATACAGTGGTCACTTATGCGGATATCAGGGCAAAACGGGCCGAAATTCTGAAAGCTGAGCAGGAATACATTCAGCGGTTGCGGGATACAGCCAAAAGGCTGGTCAATGCCTATGAGTCTTCACTGGCGTTGCCGGAACTGCAATGGCGAGACATTGAGGGTGAGTTACATCCTTACGTCTATATTTGCCTCAATGGCTTCAGTGTCCGACCCGAGGATTTGCAGGTCGACCTTAGGGACGGAGTTGCGTTTAATTTATACACGGTTGTTGATGACAATCCCCGCCAGTCTGCAAGTGTGGAAGTTGGTGTAAAGATTGTGTTGCTTGATGGCGATAACCTGACGATTTCAGTTAATGGTTATGGGGACAGAACATTTTCGCAAGTAGATACCGATGCAAAAATTAACGAGGTATGCGAGTTCATCAAAGACAGTATTTTAATGTCGATGAATGATGTGAATTTGGCAAAGCATCTCAGCCGAAGATAGAAGGCAGGAGTCGTAAAAAGGAATCGTTCGAAAATCTCAGAATCACCAGGCTGCGCATTTGCGTGGCCTTTTTTTGTATCCGAGCCACGCCCGGCGCACATCAAAAAACACGGAGCCTTTCAGGGGTGAGCTTACGGGATGGTCAGTGTGACTTTCTCTGTGGGCTGGTCACCCCCGGGCGCAGGCTCACCCACTAAAAGGAAAAGTCACGATGTTTGGTATTTTCAAAAAGAAGGCACGTAAAACGCTCACTGAAGTGAAGAAGATGGAGAACTGAGACGCAGTGGAGGCGACCGTCTGGGGCGCGTATTCCATTGCATACGCTGACGGCACCTGTGACGCGAAAGAAATCGCAGTGCTGGAGAAAACCATTGCAGCACTTCCTGCCTTTGCGCCGTTCTCCGGTGAGATTGCACAAATGAGTGCAAATATCCGCGCCCGTTATGAAGCGTCACCGCGTTCTGCCAATGCCGAAGCCCTTCGTCAGCTGGCTGATGTTGCAGGTACTGATGATGCAGTGAATGTGCTGTGCCTGTGTCTGGATATCGCAGACCAGGACGGCATTGGCCCGGATGAAGAAGCGCAGCTCAAGAAAATTGCTCAGGCGCTGCAGTTGCCGCTGGAGCAGTACCTGTGAAAAGTGCGCGCCTTGTGTTGGCTGCCATCCTGCTGTTTCTGGTAGTGGTGGTGGATTTTACCGGACGGCTGATGTCGGTACTGGCAGATGGTGTGCTGGTGGTGATGGTGCTGGTCGTGCTCCGGCCTTTACTGCGCAAATCTGAATAACACCACGCAAAAGGCATCTGCGGGTGCCTTTGATTGGGTGTTGTTTTTACGGGCCGCTGGTGTCCTTTTTTTGTTTCCATTACACAACGCCCGCATTTGCGAGGTGGGGGTTATGAAATCCATGGACAAAATTTCAACGGGCATTGCCTACGGCACCTCCGCAGGCAGTGCTGGCTACTGGTTTTTACAGTGGCTTGATCAGGTCAGTCCGTCACAGTGGGCTGCGATTGGTGTATTGGGGAGTCTGGTTCTGGGCTTCCTGACTTATCTGACAAATCTGTACTTCAAAATCAGAGAAGACAGAAGAAAGGCTGCGAGAGGTGAATAATGCCTCCATCATTACGAAAAGCCGTTGCTGCTGCTATTGGTGGCGGGGCTATTGCTATAGCATCTGTGTTAATCACTGGCCCAGGTGGTAACGATGGTCTGGAAGGTGTCAGTTACATACCATACAAAGATATCGTTGGCGTATGGACTGTATGTCACGGACACACCGGAAAAGACATCATGCTCGGTAAAACGTATACCGAAGCAGAATGCAAAGCCCTCCTGAATAAAGACCTTGCCACGGTCGCCAGACAAATTAACCCGTACATCAAAGTCGATATACCGGAAACAACGCGCGGTGCTCTTTACTCTTTTGTTTACAACGTGGGCGCTGGCAATTTCAGAACATCGACGCTTCTTCGAAAAATAAACCAGGGCGATATCAAAGGCGCATGTGACCAGCTACGTCGCTGGACATACGCTGGCGGTAAGCAATGGAAAGGGCTGATGACCCGTCGTGATATTGAGCGTGAAGTCTGTTTGTGGGGGCAACAATGAGCATGATTTGCTTTTTCATGGCAGCGTTGCTCGCATTGAATGGCAACGATGCGTGGCCGTGGTTTCTGGCCGTTGGGGTGTTGATGTCATGAGTCGGTTAACCGCGATTATCTCCGCTCTGGTTATCTGCATCATCGTCTGTCTGTCATGGGCGGTTAATCATTACCGTGATAACGCCATTACCTATAAAGAACAGCGCGATAAAGCCACGTACATCATCGCTGACATGCAGAAGCGTCAACGTGATGTAGCAGAACTCGACGCCAGATACACAAAGGAGCTTGCTGATGCTAACTCGACTATCGAAAGTCTCCGTGCTGATGTTTCTGCTGGGCGTAAGCGCCTGCAAGTCGCCGCCACCTGTGCAAAGTCAACAACTGGAGCCAGCGGCATGGGCGATGGAGAAAGCCCAAGACTTACAGCAGATGCTGAACTCAATTATTACCGTCTCCGAAGTGGAATCGACAGGATAACCGCGCAGGTTAACTACCTGCAGGAGTACATCAGGACGCAATGTCTTAATTAACAGAGCCAGCTTAATTGCTGGCTGTTTGTGTAAGGATGGGGTTGTGTCAATGTTCAGGTATTATTATATGAATTACTGGATAAAATCGTTCGGTTTTGAATATCCGTCAAGAACCAGATTGTGATTCTCCCGATGAAGAACCAGTGTATCCATATAATCAGGTTTAAATCTCCAGCCGTTCATCTTTTTTGCAATTTTCGACAGACAGTGGTTATGTGTGAAAATTACAGTAATATTATCAGATTGTGATATTTCCAGTATGTTGTTTACTGCGTCATCATCACAGGTTGAAATATCAGGAATGGTTGCTGTTTTTCCACCCGAAAAAAAAGAGGCTGTCTGTATCGTTCGGACTGTATCTGTTGAATAGAGACCGTAGTCTGGAAACATTTTGCTGAATGCATTTCCATATTGTTGAGCTTTATTGGCTCCATTTATTGTGATGCCATCACGTTCTGACAGACATATATTTGTGGAGCGATCACATCGTTCTCCGTGTCTGATGAGAAAAATAAGCTGATGCTTCTGGTTAATTTCAGCGACGTCATTCATATCAAGTCTGGCCGGAGTTCTTGCTATATATATGATTGACAATAAAACTAATATAACGAATAAAGATATAATCAGAAATTTTATTATTGTGCGGCTGGGCATATAAATATCCTTATACAGGTGTGTGAAAAAGGACATTATTATTTGTAAATCTTATGTAATCCTTAAGGGTGTCTGACGTGGAGAAATGGGCACTGGTAGCGATACTGGTGCCTTTTTTCCTGGTGGGATGCGTCAGCTGGATAAAGCGCGTCAGCTTTTCGATACAGCCTCTCAGGTCTGTGAAATTGTTGATAGTGTCCGGCAGTGTATGCATGACTGAACGCCTGTAAGAGCAGAATATTTTGCTGAAAAATGAAGGGTGAGCCAGCGTCCGGAAAGCATGAAATTCTGCTTACTTGAAAATTTCATAAATAAATCCTTTATGTCGTCGCAAATACACAAGTGTTGAACAGTGCCCGGTGCGGCGACGGGCTTCTATATCAGGAGACGATGATGGAAAAAACAGAAAACAAACCGATTGTAATTGGTGCTGATGCTGCTCCGTTTAAGTTTGAGTTGTCACAACTGGTGGAGATGCGCATCAGTGATGAATGGGGTGAGGTTAAAGCTCGCGCTCAGTATGCGGATGGCGAGAATCAGTACTTACTCCACTACAAAGCAGCTGATGGTCGCGCCACGACGGAGTGGTTTGGTGAGTCAATGCTGGAAGCAACAGAAGATGATCGTCATCCGGGGTGCCTGGTATTTGCCGGCATGAAATTACCGGAAGGCGCTGTCGTTACGGAGTAACAGGTATTACAGCATCCCTTCAACAGTGAGGGGCTGCGATAATGCAGGTATTAGAGTGTGTGTAAATGATAATCGCTCCCATTTTTACGGGTCCTTTCCGGAACCTGAAACACCGGGGGTCGGTAGACGCGCAAAAACGCGCTATTTATGAAAATTTTCAGGGAAAAAGCAGATCCGTTCTTCTTCTGGATAACCTGTTGTTTAATAGGGCTTTATTAAAAAAAAGAAAGGATCTGGCAGCGGTGATTTTTCGCTGAAAAAAGCGTTTTGAGATCCTTTCTTCTTTTTGTGAGGAATATGTGCCGTGAAGGTTAACAAAAAGAAACTGGCAGAGATTTTTGAGTGTGATGTCAGAACAATCACTGGCTGGCAAAGTCAGGGGCTGAGAGTTTTGTCGGGGGGAGGCAAAGGTATCGAGGCCATGTTCAATACTGCAGAAGCCATTGAGTGGTATGCGCAGCGGGAAAAAGATATCGAAAACGAAAAGCTCCGCAAAGAACTGGAAGATTTGCGTGCGGCTGCAGAATCAGATTTACAACCCGGCACCATTGACTATGAACGCTACCGGCTCACCAAAGCACAGGCTGACGCACAGGAGATGAAAAATGCCCGTGAAGAAGGGCTGGTGCTGGAAACGGAATTGTTTACCTTCATTCTGCAACGTGTGGCACAGGAGATTTCGGGGATACTTGTACGTGTGCCGCTGACATTACAGCGTAAATATCCGGATATTTCACCGTCACACCTTGATGTGGTGAAAACTGAAATCGCGAAAGCCTCCAATGTTGCAGCTAAAGCCGGTGAAAACGTGGGCAGGTGGATTGATGATTTCAGACGCACAGAAGGCAGCTAATGCAGCCGGTGCGATAGCTACAGGGCTTTTATCTCTCAATATTCCGGTTCCACTGACGACGGTTCAGTGGGCTGATCAACATTATTATCTGCCGAAAGAATCTTCATACACTCCCGGACAATGGGAAACCCTGCCGTTTCAGGTTGCCATTATGAACAGCATGGGAAATGACCGGATCCGCACCGTTAATCTGATTAAATCGGCGCGCGTTGGTTACACTAAAATGCTGTTGGGGGTGGAGGCTTATTTTATTGAGCATAAATCCCGTAACAGTCTGCTTTTTCAGCCAACAGATTCTGCGGCAGAAGATTTCATGAAATCTCATGTTGAGCCAACGATCAGGGATGTCCCTGCATTGCTGGAGCTGGCTCCATGGTTCGGAAGAAAACATCGTGACAACACGCTCACTCTGAAGCGTTTTTCCTCCGGTGTGGGGTTCTGGTGCCTGGGCGGTGCCGCAGCTAAAAACTACCGTGAAAAATCTGTGGATGTGGTCTGCTATGACGAACTCTCCTCGTTTGAACCGGATGTGGAAAAAGAAGGCTCGCCGACGCTGCTTGGCGATAAACGTATCGAAGGCTCGGTATGGCCTAAATCCATACGTGGCTCAACGCCGAAAATTAAAGGCTCCTGCCAGATTGAGAAAGCCGCGAATGAATCTGCGCATTTCATGCGGTTTTATGTCCCTTGCCCTCATTGCGGGGAGGCTCAGTATCTGAAGTTTGGCGATGATGCGACGCCGTCTGGCCTGAAATGGGAGAAGGGTAAACCGGAAACGGTGTATTACCTGTGTGAACATAATGGCTGTGTGATCCGCCAGTCGGAACTTGATCAGACCGACGGGCGCTGGATTTGTGACAATACCGGGATGTGGACGCGCGACGGCCTGGCATTTTACAGCGCCGGTGATGAGGAGATGCCGCCACCGCGCTCCGTCACTTTCCATATCTGGACGGCGTACAGCCCGTTCACCACCTGGGTACAGATTGTTTATGACTGGCTGGATGCACTGAAGGATCCGAACGGTGTCAAGACGTTTATTAACACCACGCTCGGGGAGCCCTATGAAGAGGCCGTGGCAGAAAAACTGAGCTTTGAGTTGTTGCTGGAAAAAGTCTGCCACTATGGCGCGCAGGTTCCCCTGCGGGTGGTTTACCTGACCGCCGGGATCGACTCCCAGAAAGATCGCTACGAAATTTATGTCTGGGGCTGGGCGCCTGGCGAAGAAGCTTTTCTGATTGATAAGCAAATTATCATGGGGCGACCGGAAGACGAGGACACCCTTAAACGTGTTGATGCGGTGATCCGGAAAAAATACCGCCATGCTGACGGTACTGAAATTTCCATTTCCCGTGTCTGCTGGGATACCGGTGGTATCGACCAGGACATTGTGTATCAGCGTTCCAGGAAACACGGCACTTTTTTTGTGCTTCCCATAAAAGGGGCATCGGTGTACGGCAAGCCGGTGATCACCATGCCCAAAAAGCGCAACCAGCGTGGTGTGTTTTTGTGTGAGGTGGGCTCCGATACCGTCAAGGAAATGCTGTACGCCCGTTTTGCCCTGCCAGTGGTCTCTGCCAGTGAAGCTGCCCCGTATACCTTCCGTTTTCCGGATAACCCCGACATTTTTTCGGAAGAAGAGGCGCGTCAGATCGTGGCGGAAGAGCTGGTGGAGAAGGTGGTTAATGGCAGGGTGAAACTGCTGTGGGATAAAAAAGGGCGACGCAACGAAGCCCTCGACTGCCTGGTATATGCCTATGCTGCCCTGCGTATTTCAGTTCAGCGGTGGCAGCTGGATCTTGAAGCACTGGCCCGTGCCAGAAGAGATGAGCAGGACGACGATGAGATGAGTCTGGAAGAAATCGCGGCTGCACTGAGTGGAGGATAGTGATGATTTATACGCATGAGATGCTTTGCGATGCCCGCATGGCGTTACATGAACTGATGATCGGACGCGCTGTGGTTTCCGTCAGCAAGGATGGCAGACAGGTCCAGTATTCGCGGGCAACAATCGGTGAACTGCGGCAATATATTGAAGAGATGGAAAGTGCGCTTGGCGTGTCCGGACGCCGCCGTGGTCCGGCAGGAGTGGGACTGTGAACGGGGTGCTGGTGGATATTCATGGGCAGCCTCTTCGGCAGAGTATGGGCTATTCCGGTGGTGGTACCGGATTTGGCGGGCAGCTTGCGGAATGGCTGCCCGCGCCCGAAAGTGCTGATGTGGCGCTGCTACCCTCCATTCAACTGGGAAACGCCCGCGCGGATGATCTGGTCCGCAATAACGGTATTGCTTCGAATGCCGTGGAAATTCATAAAGATCATATCGTCGGCCACATGTTTCGCCTGAGTTACCGTCCCAACTGGCGCTGGCTGGGGATGTCGGAAGCAGATTCGCATGCCTTTATTGAAGATGTTGAGGCGGCGTGGATGGAATACTGTGATCCGGTGTTTGGTTCGATGGATGTGGAAGGGCGTCGCTCGTTTACCGAATTCATTCGTGAAGGGGTGGGCGTTCATACGTTTAACGGTGAAATTTTTGTCCAGCCCGTTTGGGATGCGGAATCCACATCGTTATTCAGAACGAAATTCAAAACCATCAGCCCGAAGCGTGTCAGTACGCCTGGTTATGGTACCGGCGATCGTTTTATGCGTGCCGGGGTGGAAATCAACCGGCACGGAAAAGCACTGGCCTACCATGTTCAGGAAGATGACTGGCCCGGTTATGGTGTCAGCAACTGGATGCGGATTGCGGCGACGCTGCCCTCCGGGCGACCGGGAATGATCCATGTGTTTCAGCCGCAGGAGGACGGGCAGACGCGCGGGGCCAACCAGTTTTATTCTGTCATGGAGCGTCTCAAGATGCTCGACACACTGCAGGCCACGCAACTGCAGTCGGCGGTGGTGCGGGCGATGTATGCCGCGACGATTGAATCCACACTGGATTCGGAAAAAGCATTTGAATATATCGCCGGGGTGGGAGACGGCGGTAAAAATCCCCTGAACACCATTATGAAGGGCTATGCGCGTTATTACGCCACCAATACGGTAAAGCTGGGCGGGGTCCGTATTCCGCACCTCTATCCGGGGGATTCACTGAATCTGCAGACGGCACAGAATGCGGATAATGGGTTCTCTGAACTGGAAAAGGCGCTGTTACGCTACATCGCAGCCGGACTGGGCGTGTCCTATGAACAGCTTTCCCGTGATTATTCACAGGTCAGTTATTCCAGTGCCAGGGCATCCGCCAATGAGTCGTGGCGGTATTTTATGGGGAAACGAAAATTTGTGGCCAGCCGTCTGGCGTCACAGATGTTTGCCTGCTGGCTGGAGGAAGCCCTTATTCGCGGTGTGATCCGTCCGCCGAAATCCCGTTTTTCATTCTGGGAGGCCCGTTCCGGATGGTGTCGTGCCGAGTGGATTGGTGCCGGTCGCATGGCGATTGATGGCCTTAAGGAAGTGCAGGAAGCGGTGATGCGTATTGAAGGTGGTTTAAGCACGTACGAGAAAGAGCTGGCCCTGATGGGCGATGACTATCAGGAGATTTTCCGCCAGCAACTGCGTGAAAGCCAGGAGCGACAGGCAGCGGGTCTTCCCCGCCCCATCTGGATAAAGGACACGTTTCAGCAGCAGATCCGACAGACAACGGGAGAAAAAGGCGATGCGTCGTAATTTATCGCATATTGCCGCCATGGCATTTAATGAGCCGCTTTTACTGGAACCCGCCTATGCGCGGGTTTTCTTTTGCGCGCTGGGTAAAGAGATGGGGGCCGGCAGCCTTGCCGTTCCTCAGCAGGCTGTTCAGCTTGATGCTGATGGTATGCAGCTGGCTGTGACTGACTATATGGCGGGTGGTCAGCGTCCGGCAAAGAGTTACCAGGTGAAGAATGGCATTGCCATTCTGCCGGTGAGCGGCACGCTGGTGCATAAACTGGGTACCCTGCGGCCTTACTCCGGCATGACAGGCTATGACGGCCTGACGGCCCGCCTTCAGATGGCAGTGAATGATCCGGATGTGCGCGGCATTTTGCTGGATATCGACAGCCCGGGCGGTCAGGCTGCCGGGGCGTTTGACTGTGCTGACATGATTTACCGTCTGCGGGAACAGAAGCCCGTGTGGGCGCTGTGTAATGACATGGCCTGTTCAGCCGCCATGTTGCTGGCGGCAGCCTGTACGCGTCGGCTGGTCACGCAGACGGCAAAAATTGGTTCGATTGGTGTGATGATGGCGCACACCAGTTACGAGAAACAACTGGCACAGGAAGGGGTGGACATCACGCTGATTTACTCCGGGCAGCACAAGGTTGACGGCAACAGTATTCAGGCATTGCCGGCAGGTGTGCGTGCAGATTTTCAGCGCCGTATTGATGAGGCCCGCCGGATGTTTGTCGACAAGGTGGCGCTTTATACGGGGCTGAGTTCAGAGGCGGTGATGAATACCGAGGCTGCCGTTTATGACGGTCAGGCAGGGATTGATGCAGGCCTGGCTGATCAACTGATTAATGCTGCAGATGCCGTTGAAGTGATGGTTTCTGCAATAAATAAAGAAATTAATAGAGAGGTAAATATGTCGCAAACGAATGTTTCGATCATTGAGGCTGTGGCCCAGGAAAATCAGCGCGTGATGGAGATCCTGAATTGTCAGGAGGCAAAAGGACGCGAACAACTGGCGAAGATGCTGGCAGGGCAACCAGGAATGTCGGTTGAGCAGGCGAAAGCTTTCCTGGCTGCTGTGCCTGCTGCCAGTGTGGCAAATACAGGTGATCAGATTATGGCGCTGCCGGAAGCAAAAGGGCGTGAACAGCTGGCGCAGATGCTGGCAGGTCAGCCGGGAATGACGGTGGAGCAGGCGAAAGCGTTTCTGGCGGCAGCCCCTGCTGCCAGTACTGCAGGCACAGGCGATCAGATTATGGCGCTGCCGGAAGCAAAAGGGCGTGAACAACTGGCACAGGCACTGGCTGAACAGCCGGGAATGACCGTTGACCAGGCAAAAACGTTACTGGCGGCGGCACCGGTTGCGGGTTCTGTAAGTGTTGGCGGGCAGATTATGGCACTACCGGAGGCGAAAGGGCGCGAACAACTTGCACAGGCACTGACAGAACAGCCAGGAATGACGGTGGCGCAGGCGAAAACACTGCTGGCAGCCGTGCCGGCGGCATCGCAACCGTCACAGGAAACACTTTTTGATCGCTTTATGGCCCAGCATGCTGCCAGTGCGGTTTCCGGTGGCGGAACTGCCGGGCGCGGGGAGGAAGACCTGCTGATGAGTATGCCGTAAGCGGTATCCGGAATTCAGATAAATCAGGAGACTGAAAAATGATTAAAACCACCACGGAAAAGCGTGCAGATGTGCATATTTTTGCCGGAAGCGATCCGGCGCATACCGCAACTGCCACCAGTGGTATCAGTGCCGCCACGCCAGCACTGACACCGCTGATGCTGGATGACACCACCGGTAAAATGGTGGCATGGGATGGTCAGAAAGCCGGAACGGCAGTGGGTGTGCTGGCTCTGGCGCTTACCGGAACAGAACCCATGCTGACGTACTACAAAAGCGGTACGTTTGCCACTGAGTCGCTGGTCTGGCCTGACTCTGTGGATGCGGTGAAAAAAGCCAACGCATTTGTGGGAAGTGCCATCAGCCACGCCTGATGGTGAAGTGATTAACTGAAAAACGGGTCGCGATGCGGCCCGTTTGTGTTTCTGAAGGAATATAAATTATGGGGTTATTTACCACGCGTCAGTTACTCGGGTACACCGAGCAGAAAGTGAAATTTCGTGCGCTGTTTCTGGAGCTGTTCTTTCGTCGCACGATCACTTTCCATACTCAGGAAGTCATGCTGGATAAAATTACCGGCAAAACACCGGTTGCGGCGTATGTGTCTCCGGTGGTGTCAGGCAAAGTGCTGCGCAGCCGTGGTGGTGAAACCCGTGTGTTACGTCCTGGTTATGTAAAACCAAAACACCGCTTTGATTATCAGCAGGCAGTGGAACGTCTTCCGGGAGAAGATCCGGCCCGCCTTAATGACCCGGCTTACCGCCGTTTGCGTATTCTGACGGACAACCTGAAACAGGAAGAGCAGGCGATTGTGCAGGTGGAAGAAATGCAGGCGGTCAGTGCCGTTCTGCAGGGTAAATACACCATGAGTGGCGAGCAGTTTGAAACGGTGGAAGTGGATTTTGGGCGTTCTGCCGCCAATAACATTACGCAGGCTGGCGGACGCGAATGGTCACAGCAGAATGCTGACACCTTCGATCCGACGCATGATCTGGATGCGTACTGCGATTTCGCTTCCGGCACCATCAATATCGCGATTATGGACGGCACGGTCTGGCGTATGCTGAACGGTTTTAAACTGTTCCGTGAGAAACTGGATACCAGCCGCGGCTCCAAATCTGAGCTGGAAACCGCACTGAAAGACCTGGGCTCCGTGGTTTCCTTTAAAGGTCATTACGGCGATCTGGCCATTGTGGTGGCGAAGACAACGTATGTTGACGAAAACGGGGATGAACAGCGTTATCTGCCGGAAGGTACACTGATTCTGGGGAACACTCAGGCGGAGGGCGTCCGTTGCTATGGCGCAATCCAGGATAATCAGGCGCTGAGTGAAGGGATCACCTCTGCAACGCGTTATCCGAAACACTGGGAGGTTATTGGCGATCCAAGTTGTGAATATACCATGACGCAGTCTGCGCCGTTGATGGTGTTGCCGGATCCGGATGCGTTTGTGGTGGTTCAGGTGAAATAAGACGGGGCGGGATATTCCCGCCTTTTTCTTTAGCGCACGGGAGAGATGTGATGACAAAAGAGCAGATGACTGAACGTTTGCAGGAACTGGCAGTGATTCTGGGGCGTGAAGCAGATATTTCAGGTTCAAAAGCCGATCTTGAGCAGCGCCTGGCGGAATGGGAAGAGGAGGCCGCCGGATTCGATGGGGAGGAAACAGGGAAGGAAGAGGTGGGCAACGATGCATCCGGCGACGGAATGCATTCTGAGCGGGGACTCGCCCGGGTGCGTATGCTGAAAACGGCGCATATGCCAGCCTGTGATGCTGTGACGGGAAAAATGTTGATGTTTGCCCGGGCCTCGAGTGTTGTGCTGGTTAATGAAGCCGCAGTTCCTGCGTTGCTGGCGGACGGTCTGGCAGAAAAAATCCGGGAGTGATGATGTTCGATAATCTGTTCGATCAGGCCATGAGTGATGCGGATGACATCATCCTGGATACGATGGGGACGGAAATCAGCATATATCCGGGCGGCACGGAAAGAAGAATCCGTGCCGTTTTTGATGCTCCGGCAGATAACACCGGGATGAACACTGGCAGCGGCGAAATTCGTGATACTGCGCCTGTATTATTTACCCGGAGCGTATGGGCCGCCGGTCTGAAAAAATATGACAGGGTCATGATCCACGGCGAACCCTATCAGGTAGTCGATCCAGGCTGGGATGAGTCAGGCACTGCGGGTCAGGGGGTGATTACCATCATCCTCGCGCGGGGAGAGCCGGGGAGAAATACACCTGCTGCACCGGAACGACCGAGTAAACGTTATGGCAGTCAGAGAGCATGAACGAAGCAGTGCCCGGCAGCGACGGCTGGCACGAAACCTCGTCGTCGATATTGATGAAGATGAGGTGCTGAAAATTATCGCTAAACTGGGTGGTTCAAAAAGCCAGATCCGTAAAGCCTGGGGCGTGGCGCTGAAAAGAGCCGCGTCCGCACTGCGGATGAAGGCCATGGCAGAGTTTAAAAAACAGGTTGCCCCACGCAGTCAGAAAATGATCGGAAGGCGTGTGCTGCGTGATTTTGTCATTCGTAGAAACGGCGATGAGTTTGACGAGGCAAAGGTATGGTTCGGCCTGAACGCCATCAAAGTACGCGATCTGCGCGGACGCATCAGTGGTGGACGACGCGGCGAACGCCATCAGTTGCGTGATGTGCGGGGACGTTTTGCTCCAGCTTCACGCAGCAGGAAGGCGAGGGAGATCCGTTTTAAACCTGCCGGTGAGGCAATACCGGTCACCACCTGGTCAGGTGATGAGGCCTTCATTAATGAATTTGAGTCTGAAAACCGGCGCGGACGTATTTCACGGCGTAAGACTGTCCTGGTCCGTCAGGTATCAGGACGACGAAGGGTGCGTGAAGCGGAAATCGATATTTACGAAGCCATGCTGAACCGTATAGAGGATTTTGTTTTTCCGGATGCGGAAGCACTGATCCTGAAAAATTTTGAGCATGAACTGAAATTCCGGGTATTTAAGGGGCTGGAGTGATGGAGCCATTAATGATGGGCGCCTGGCATCAGGCGGTTATTGACAGTCTGAAACAAATTCCCTGGGTGGAAGATGCCGATGAGTACCCGGAAAAAGAGACGCAACTGGTGACGCCTGCCGTGTTTGTTGATGTGCCCGGCTGGGACAAGGCCCAGTTTGCCGACGGGCAGACACGGGTCACGCTGAAATGCGATCTGTTTGTGGTGACAGACCGGGCCGGGAAGACGGAGAACGTGCCAAAACCGCAGATATTTGCCCGTTGTCTGGCGATGGATTTGTCCGACTGGATTGAGGGAGCCACGTTCGGGCTGGATAACGTTGACCCGGCCATTTTTATTGATGCTGAAGTGGATACCTTCGACCGCCTGCTGGATGACTACATCGTTTTCCGCGTTTCTTTTGAACAGGATATTCCGGTCGGGGAAGATCCGTTCGATGTTCCGGCTGGTGCGCCATTACAGGAAGTCTGGCTGGGGAAAGTACCGGAAACCGGCAAGAGACATGAGCAGGATTATCGTCTTATCTGGAAATCGGAGGGCACCGGTGATGAGTCTGGCAGATGAAGTGGCAGAGTTACGCCGCAGGGTGGCGGATATGGTCCGGCGTGGTGTGGTGGAGGATGTGATCCCGGGCAGCCCGGTGATGGTCCGGGTGGATATCGGGGATGTGCTTTCGCCGCCTTTGCCCTGGATTCAGGTACAGTCCGGGCGCTACATGCAGGTCAGTAATTATCCGGCCCCCGGCGATGCCGTTACAGTGATATCGGAGGCGGGCGATTTGCGTAATGGTCGGGTGTATCCGGGGGCCAATATTGACGCCATTCCTGTCCCTGAGGGCAGTGAATACGAACATGTTATTTTGTTTGATACCGGAACGGAAATCCGTTACGACCGTCAGGCTAATGCCCTGTCCATCACGCTGGCTGAAGGCGGCAGCTATAAAATTACAGGCAGGGGAACCCTGGACGGTCCGGTAGAAATCACAGATACCCTGACCGTACAGGGTAAAGCAATCATGAATGCTGAGGCGGTGGTTAAGGCGGATCTGATGGTCGGTGGTGAGGTTTCTGATTATCACGGAACGATGAGTCAAATCAGAATTGTCTATAACGGTCACAATCACCGGGGCGACAGTGGTGGCAGCACCGGACAGCCTGGTCAGCAAATGTAATCTCCTTTCAGTTCTTTTTCCGGAATAAACAACATGATTGGTATTGATTCAGCCACCGGCAGATATCTGCACGGTAACGAACATCTGCGCCAGTCCGTCACCGATATTTTGTCAACACCGGTCGGCAGCCGGGTCCTGCTCAGGGAATACGGCAGCAGACTTTTCAGTCTGCTTGATAACCCACAGGATGATTTCACGCGGGTGAGAATTGTGCGTGAAACGGTAACCGCCCTTGAACGCTGGGAACCCCGCCTGACTCTCCGGCGGGTGGAAGTGACGTGGACAGGAGAAGGAAGCGCGTGGCTGACGCTTGTCGGGGTGAACAACGAAACTCAGGATACGATTCGACTCGAGGAGATAAAAATTGGCAACGTCTCAGGCAATCATTGATCTGTCCGCGATACCGGTACCGGATGCGGTGGAAGTGCCGGATACCGCAATGCTGGTCACTCAGATAGTGGCGAAGTATCAGGAACTGGATACGTTGTTTTCGGCTCTGGTGGAATCTGATCCCGCGTATAAATGGGCAGAGGCGCTGGCTTTTCGGGTGGCGCTGATGCGCCAGCAGATAAATGATGCTGTCCGTGCTGTACTGCTTGCCAGTGCCGGTGGGAGCGATCTGGATCAGGTTGGTGCGAATTATCAGGTTCAGCGGCTGGTCATTACCCCGGCAGACGACAGCACCATTCCGCCCACGCCGGCGGTGTATGAAGATGATGACGCTTTTCGCGAACGTATCCAGTTGTCGTGGGCACGGCTCAGCACCGCCGGCGCGAAAAATGCGTATCACTATTTTGCACAAAGTGCTGATCCTGATGTGCTGGATGTGAAGGCTTACGGGCCGGAAACGCACTCGCAGGAAGGCCGCGTTTTTCTTTATGTTTTATCCCGGTCAGGAAATGGCAGCGCATCACAACCCCTGCTGGATAAGGTGGCAGCATCAGTCAGTGATGATGAAACCCGTCCCCTGACGGATTTTGTCAGTGTCCGGACGGCAGAAATTATTCCCTACGATGTGGTGGCGGATATTCATATTCCCTACGGACTGGATGGTGAACTGGTTATGGCAAATGCCCGCAAGGCGCTGCAGTCATACACTGACAGCGTCCACCGGATTGGCTCGGTGGCATCCCGTTCTGGCATGGATGGTGCCCTTCACCAGACCGGGGTGATTACTGTGAATCTGACCTCTCCGGGCAGTGATATCGTTCCTGCGATGGGGCAGGCACCGTGGTGCCGTAAGGTAACGCTGAATAAGGTGGAGACAACTGATGAATGACGATATCAGGAGCATACTGCCGGTCAGTGCCAGCCGGGCGGAGCGGGTGGTGGACTGTGTCGCCGGAGATATGCTGTCAGATATAGCGGTCTGCCTGATCCGCTATGTGAAAAATCCCGATTTATGTCCTGCTGAATTGCTGCCATGGCTGGCCTGGGAAATGGCGGTGGACACCTGGAATGAACACTGGACGGAGGCGGAAAAACGGTCTGCGATAAAACGTGCTGCTTACATCCACCGCCACAGAGGGACTAAAGCGGCGCTGATGGCATCGCTGGCTGACAGTCCCTTCCGGTCGCAGATTGTTGAGTGGTATGAGCAGACCCCACCCGGGGAGCCGTATACCTTTCGTCTGAACGTGGAGCAGAAGGATTTACCGGTACTGATGAATGATCATCAGGATCTGAAGCATGCGGTACTCCGTGCCAAAAATCTGCGCAGCTGGTTCAGTATTCACGTCTACGGGAACAGCACAGGGCGGGGATTTGGTTACGGCTATGTGATGGCGACAGAAAAAATCAGAAGTACCGGTGTGATAACAAAGACAGTGCCCACTGAAGGGCAGAGTGAGGCAGGAGTATGAATGGACTGATTCTGACAACGTCCGGCGCAGCAGAAATTGAAGCAGCATATCAGAACGGGCAAACCGTGACCGTCCGGCATGTTCTGCTTGGTGACGGGGGCGGGCAGGCATTGCCATCCACGCCGGATGAAATGGCAGCAATGACATCATTGTACGGCGAATTCGGGCAGGAACCCTTTTCCGACGGTGCGGTGGAGGAGGGCTTCATCAGCGGGGATATTGTGATTGACTGTAAATCATACCCCGGTAAAACCCTTCGTGAACTGGGGATGATCAGCGACAGAGGTACGCTTATCGCGTACGGACGTTATCCGGACACCTTTTTACCAGACCAGACGGATTCCGTTATTAAGGAAGTTATTCTGACGCTGGTTCTTGGACTGACGCACGCGCAAAGCGTGGTGCTGGAGGTTGATCCGGACAGAGCCATTATTACTCAGGAAATCGGAGACAGACGCTATCTGCAACGAAAAAATAATCTTTCGGATGTGGAAGACAAGGATGAGTCTGTTGAAAACCTCGGATTAAAACCCACGGTGGATAAGGCAAAAAATGCCGTTCAGCGTGATGGTGACACCATGAGCGGGGAACTGAAAATCCGTGGTGTTAATGCGCTGAGGATTTTCAACGAAGCCTTTGGTCTGATTTTTCGCCGTTCGGAAGAGTGCCTGCACCTTATTCCTACCAGTGAAGGTCAGGGTGAAAATGGTGATATTGGCTCATTGCGCCCGTTCAGTATTGACTTGCGGACGGGGGAGATATCCATGTCGCATAAAGTGTCTGTTGGCGGCGGTTCTCAGGTCAATGGTGCGCTGGGTATCGGCGTTCAGAACGCACTGGGCGGAAACTCAATTGCTTTCGGGGATAACGATACCGGCCTGAAACAGAATGGTGACGGCCTGCTGGATGTTTATGCCAATGGTCAGCACGTATTCCGTTTTCAGAATGGCGCGTTACAAAGTAACCAGGCAGTGAATGTTTCAGGGCGGGTAACACCGTCAGACTACGGAAACTTCGATGCACGTTACGCAAAAACAGGGGCCAGTATCACTTCTGTAAGGCTGGGGTCAAGACAAAGCTACTCCCCCGCAGGTAACTGGTATACCTGGACGCAGGACCTTGGTAGCGGAAACGTCATGACCGGGATAATCGTTCAGGATACTGGCGACAATTCTGCAGATAACATTGGTGGTATTTATTACCGGACCATTCAGTATTGTGTGAATGGTACCTGGATGAATGTATCGTCGATATGAATTCGCGTAAAAGAACGGTAAACACCATGATAAACATTAAAAACTTCAGAGAATACACACCGGAAAATCCACCAGTAGCGTGGGCGTTATATCTCATCAGTGAGGATGGTCAGGACTGGTATGAATGCCAGAAACAGTTTGCGACGAATACATACAAAATCATGTATGACAGTAATAACATTGTCCGCAGCATTACAACCGATGTTTCTGCGCTCTGTCCACTTAATGCAAGTGTTACCGAACTGGATGTACTTCCTGATGGTGTGAATATTGATGGTGGATGGTATTACCAGGACGGCGAAGTGCTGCCTGTGCCAGTGGATTATGTGGCCAAAGCAGAGGCAGAACGTCAGCGTCTGCTGATGACGGCACAGGATATCACATCCGGTTGGGCTACCGACCTGGCGCTGGGCATTCTCAGTGATGAAGAAAAAGAAAAACTGAAAGTCTGGCGCATTTACGCGAAATCGTTGCAGGCGTTGGATTTCAGCGCAATTGCAGACAAGACTGCTTACGACAATATTGGCTGGCCGGAGCAGCCACAAAATACCTGAAAAAGAAATGAATCATCAGACCGCCTGAGGGCGGTTTTTTTATGGGAGAAATGTATGTCCGGACTACATGGTGTTGAAACCATTGAACTGACAACAGGCACGGTTGCCGTGCAGACCATCTCCACGGCAGTGATTGGCCTGGTGGGGACCGCACCGGACGCCTCTGGTGGCCTGTGCGCTTCCGGCACTGCCGGATCGTGGCTGCTGGGAACGGCGCTGGATTTCACGGCGAAACAGGAAGGCAGGGCCGGCAATAAGATTTCGGTGGTTGCCGTCGCTGCCACAGAACAAAGTGCGCAGACTACGGCCGCGCTGGAAGGTATAACCCTGACGATAACGCTGGGGACGGACGAACACAGCCAGGTTAACGCCACGGTGAACAGTGTGACTGAAGCGGTGAATGCGCTGGGGGATTCGCCTGTGACGGCGGCTGTCAGCTCCCTGAATGCAGGAGGCGCTGAAAATAATGTGGTGTCGCCGTTCAGCCTGACGTTATCCGGCGGGGAAGATGAGGCGTTCCCGGTCAATACACCGGTGGTGGTGGCAGGGGCCATTACTCAGGCAGGGAAACTGGGCACAGCCGGAACATTATACCCGGCCCTGCGTGATATTTTTGACCAGACTGGTGCGCTGGTGATTGTTGTGCGCGCAGAAAGTAAAACAAAGGCGAAAGAGGGCGAACAGCGTGCGGCGGTGATTCAGGCCATGGAGGCGCTGACAGAAAGTAAGGGCGTGACAGGCTATCAACCGCGCATCCTCATTGCCACGGGGTACAGTGAGGATGATGGCGTGGCAAAGGCGCTGGAAACGTATGCCGCGAAGCTGCGGGCTGTGGCCTATATTGACTCGCCCTCAATGGCAACGCCGCAGGATGTGGTTCAGCGGCGCGCGTCATTTGGCGGGCGTGTGGAGCTGCTGCGTCCGCGCGTGTCAGTGACGGATGACAGCGGGCAAACGATATTTCGTCCATATTCGGCTCGTGCTGCCGGGCTGCGTGCCCGTATTGATTACGAAAAAGGGTGGTGGTGGTCCAAATCAAACCAGGACGTGATGAATATCACCGGTATGGAGCAGGTGGACACATTTATTCTCGGGGAGCAGAACTGCACGGCAAACCTGCTGAACATGGAAAATATCTCCACCATTATTCGCCATGACGGTTTTAAACACTGGGGGAACCGTCTGTGCACATCCCACAGTCAGTGGCGTTTTGAGCCGGTACGCCGCACTGCAGATGTGATTGAGGACAGCATCCAGGAGGCCATGCTGCCTTATGTCGATCGCCCGCTTGATCGGGATGTGGCAGACGACATTCTTGGCAGCATTAATGCCTATATGCGTCAGCTTAAAAATCTGGGCGCGATCCACGGTGGCAGTGCATGGCTGAACGATGAACTGAACACAGCAGAAACCCTGGCGGCAGGGCAGTTGTATATTGATTATGACTTTGGGCCGAAGTCACCACTGGAGCGCCTGACACTGCGGGCAATGATTAACAATAAACTGGCGCTGGAGGAACTGACAGTATGATGACGGGTGAAAAAAAACTGTTGCGCGCATGGGCGTTATTTCTTCCTGGCGGGATCCGCCTTCAGGGGGCGCATGAATACACACCGCCTGCCATTAATATCACGACAGTGGATATCAAAACCGGCGCAATGGATGCACCGGTGGCAGTGGATGACGGCATGGAAGCACTGACCTGTTCGTTTAAGATTTATGGTTATGATGTTGCCATGCTGACGCTGCTGGGATTACAGGCCGGGCTTTATTCGCCGGAGATTGTTGTCCGCCAGGGCTATCAGGTGGGGAATGCGACCAGCGGACAGGTGGAAACCCTGCAGGGGATGATCACCAGTATCACGCCGGATGCACGTCCGGCAACATCGCAGGCAGACGCCTCGGTGACGGTGGAAATGTCGCTGAGTTATTACCGCCAGGCTGTCGACGGTGTGGAAACCATCTGCATTATTCCGGAGGAGTTTGTACGTCGTATTAATGGCGTTAATGTTCTGGCGGATCTGAAAAAAATCATCCGGGTTTAATCCGGGATCCTGTCATTCAGGCGGCTCAGGCCGCCTTTTCTTTTTTTAAGTAGGTACTTATGTCAGAAAAAAACAGTGTTCCTGCCAGCAGCGTGGAAATTGTGTTATCCGTGCCGTATGTCACCGCATCAGGACAGACGATCACGCACGTCACCATGCGTGCGCCCACTGTCCGCGATCGTCTGTTGCATCGTCGGAGTAACAAACCGGAAGCAGAGGCTGATCTGGATATGATTGCCGGTCTGTGCGGGATGGACGCGGCGGACATGATGAACATGGAAGCGTGTGATTACCTGGCCCTGGAGCGGCAGTTTAATGTTTTTTTGCTGCCGCCGGTCCGGCGGAAGAAGAAAGCATCCTGATGGCGATACGGCGTGCCGGTGTCTGGTTCGGGTGGTCTCCAGGAGATGTGATGGCGCTGCCGTATACGGATTTTGTGGCAATGATGCTGGCGGAGTCGGAAGAGAGGAAGCGATGTTATGGCAACGGTTGGCGATAACCTTAAAGCGAATATCCGGATCGGCGGCACGATAGATCCGTCGTGGAAAAATTCTGTTAATGGCCTGAAAAAGGGCCTTTCCGGAGCCACGCGTGAAGTGGCTCGTCTGACACGCCAGCAGGACGTACTGAAACGAAAAATCCAGGCTGGCGTACTGGCAGGACAGGATATTACCGATCTGCGAAAGCAGTATGAAAAGCTGGGTAAAAAAATCCATGATGCCACCGCTGAGCAGGACAGATTTAACCGCGAACTGGCGCGTGCGGAACGTCTGGCTCGCTGGAAAGGGCGTGGAATGACTGCCCTGAAAGTGGGGGGCGGGCTTTCAGTCGGGGCAGGACTGACACTGGCAGGCGCTGCAGGTGCAGCACTTAGCCGGAACAGTGAAACGGCGGAGCGGGCAGGGATCGCCCGCAGTTACGGAGTGGATTATGAAACCTATGCGGCGTGGGATTCTCTGGCCCGACTGATGGGGCTGAACGGTGAAAACATCGGTGATCTGTTTGAGGAGTACCGGAACAAGGTTTTTGACGATGATAATGGTGCCACGGATAAAGGGGCCATTCAGGAGGTCTTTGGCAAACTGGGACTGAAATCCGGGGTGATGGCAGGGAAAAGTAACCAGGAGCAGGTCGAATTTTTATTTGATCGCTTACTGCAGGTAGAGAATGAACAGGTGGCAGCCGGGATGGCAGATGCGTTGTTTGGTGGTGAGGCCAATAAAATTCTGACCTGGATGCGTCTGTCAGGAAAAACTTACCGGAAGCTTATCAGTGAGCAGAAACGCTATAACCTGGTGACAAAGGCAGGGGCAGATGGCGCAGTTCAGGGGCATATGGCGCTGTCAAATCTCAGTAATGTTCTGAGTTCGTCCATTGATGAAATCAGCGGGCAACTGGGTAAGGAGCTGGCACCACATATTCAACAGGTGACGGATGACCTTGCGGCCTGGTTTAAGAATGGTGGACTGGAAAAAATCCGGGCATTTATTCGTGATGATGCCCTGCCGGCGCTGATCGACTTGGCTGCCTGGATGTGGAAATTTGGAAAAGTTCTTGCCGGAATTACACAAAAAGCCATTGAGTGGGGGCTGGCGGATGATCCGCGAGAGGACCGACGGGAAGTGCTGGAGTATCTGGCAAAAATGGGGTCGCCGGAGCTGGCGAGAGTAGTGGCGCAGAAAAACGGTCAGGGTGAATGGTTTGATGAACTGCTCAGGCAAAATCCTGACCTGACAAAACAGGTTGTACAGGCCTATAAAGACACCCGCGGTTATCTCCCCTGGAATCATGACGATAAAAAGTTTGATGCATTTCTCGACCCTTTGCTGGGACCGAAGGAAGAACCTGATTTTAAGGCGATAAAAGAGAAATCCCGCACCTACATTGACGGACTTCCTGCGGCTGGTCAGGGACAGGAAAATCCTGATCGCCTTTCAGCTCTCCAGTATACACCCGGCAGTATCAGCCAGGTGGAAGTAAAACCCACGTATCAGATACGGGCGGAATTCAACATTACCCAGAAACCTGGCGAGGATGCCGGACAACTTGCAGACAGGGTGATGAAAAATCTGGGGGATATTAATTTTGGCCAGCGTTCCCGTATGACTGATGGTTATGAATCCTGGGGGTGAAGATGGTGGATTTACTGGGCTGGGGCGTAAACCGGCTTGAGCGCGAAGCATGGGACGCAGTGGGCTCATTAACGGAGGTGGCTTCCCGCGTCATGCTGTCGTTTGGTGAGTTTGAATTCAGTATCGATACGGCAGCGTATAACGCCATGAAGCGCACCATGGAATGGCGGTGGGATGAACAACAGCTTATCGGAAAAAACGACCTGCTGCAGTATACCGGTAAGGGGGCCAGAACGATAACCTTTGAAGGTATGGTGCATGCGGGATTTCGTGACGGTGTGGGAATGGATGCCCTTGATACACTGGTTCAGATGGTGGATGACAATCCGGCCCCGCATCTTCTGGTCTCGGGCACAGGTGATGTGATGGGGTATTTCGTGGCAACAGCCTATTCAGATAACACCACCTCCTTTCTTCCCGGCGGTGCGCCAAAGAATAAAACGTTCACTCTGGAGCTGAAATACTATGGCGAAAAACTGGCGGACCACTGACGGCGATATGCTGGATGACATCTGTCAGAGGCACTATGGCAGTGCCGGGCTTAACCAGTCACTGGCGGCGGTACTGGAGGCTAATCCGGGGCTGGCTGACCTTGGTCCGGTCTGTCCGGCGGGAGTGGAAATCGTGTTGCCGGACTGGGTATATGAACCGGAAGTGAAGGAGACGTTTCAGTTATGGGAGTGAATGAGTATCAGCCGGATTTCAGTCTGACAGCGGAAGGTCAGGATATCACGAAGGAAATAAAACGAGGTCTGGCTGAGCTGCGATATACCGATAATGGTGCTGGCACAAAGCGGTCCGATGAACTGATGATAACGCTGTTCAGTGAGACGCTGGCGTTGCCCCCGAAAGGCGCGGTGCTAACGCTGGGACTGGGGTTCAACGGAAATCTGGTAAATAAAGGCAGCTTTACCGTCTGTCAGGTGGCAAGTGGTGGCCCTCCCCGCCGGATCACTATTTATGCCACCGCAGCCCCCATGAATGCGTCAAAACATGGCGCGGACGTGACCGCACTGAAAACCCGCGCTTTCAGTGATATCTCGCTGGGAGACCTGGTAAAAACCATCGCCACTGAAAATAATCTGGTGGCGCAGGTATCACCGGCGCTGGCTGGTATTCATATCCCATGGGTGATGCAGTCATCAGAATCTGATGCAGCCCTCCTGTCCCGCATTGCAGGTATGTACGGTGCCACCAGTAAACCGACCAGTGGCTACTGGTTGTTTCTGGAATACGGGGCATCACGGAGTGCAGGGGGCAGAAATGCCCCTGAGATAACCATTACGCCGGGTATGGTATCAGACTGGGATTATCGTGAAGGTGAGCGACAGGGCGCTGCGGGTGGCGGGAAAGATGGGAAAGTGGGTGTCCGGTATTTTGATGCCCGTGACGGACGCACACGTGAAGTTAAAGTTGACGTGGAGTCAACAGATAAGCGGCATCCCTTTACCCAGCCTGACCAGGGCACCGCAAAACACTGTGCAGAGTCGAAGGTTAAACGTGTGCAGAAAGCCGGACGCCAGATGACGATAACGTTGCCCTGCAGACCGGAACTGCTGAAAGCGGGGGCGGAGGTGCGTTTTATCACGCAGGGATTTGGTGTGCGTGAGGACCATTACTGGCAGGCTGAATCGGTGGAGTTTTCACTGGCACCGGGGCAGGGATTTTCGCTGAATCTGTCGCTGACCACGGATATTTCCGCGAAAGGACAGGCATCAGGGAAGAAGAACGCGGATAAAAAAGGTGTCAATTATTACGGTTAATTTTTTTAAATCAGGAAATTAAAAATGTCTGTATTAATTTCGGGTGTGCTGACGGATGGTGCGGGGCTCCCCTTGTCCGGATACCATATTATTCTGAAAGCCCGGCAAAATACATCCGCAGTGGTCATGAGAACGGTGGCAACAGTGGTGACAGGGCCGGCAGGAGAATATGCATTTGAAGCCCAGACCGGAAGATATGATGTTTATCTTCGTTCGTGTATTGAAAGAGAATATTGCGTCGGTGATATTTCGGTTTACGACGACTCAAAGCCCGGCACACTGAACGACTTTCTGACCGCCCTCGATGAAGGCGATTTAAAACCGGATGTAGTGAAACGCTTTGAGGAAATGGTGGCGCAGGCGCAGCAGAGCGCGGAAGCAGCAGCGGAAAGCGAGCGACAGGCCGGGCAACATGTCGCTGATGCGCAGAAGATAAAGGAAGACTGCGAGACGCTGGCGGATAACGTACAGCAGAATGCAGAAGCCGTTGCCGAAGACAAAAATCAGGTGGCGCTGCTGGCATCATCTGCCACACAGGATGCGGCCCGCGCAGAGCAGGCTGTCAAGGATGCCGACACGATAGTCCGGAAAGCGGTCGATAAACTTGCTGATGCTGCAACGCTGACCGGCGAGGCAAAAGCCAGTGCCGAAGCTGCCGCACAAAGCGAACAGAATGCGGAAAATCACGCTGATAATGCAGCACAAAGCGCACAGCAGACCGCGCAGG